TACTTCTTTTAAAATTGGAGATGGAGAATCTCTCTGGTCCGAACTAGACTATTATCAAGCAGCAGCAGATATAACACCAAATGAAATTGGGGCAATTGCTTCTACAGAAAAAAATGCAGCAGATGGTGTTGCAGGTCTTGATGGAAATAAAAATGTTATTACTGCTCTTTCAGTTGTTTTTGAGGGCGCTACTGCAAATGACTTTGAAACACTTCTTACTGTAACAGAGCCAGCATCAGACATAACAATAAATCTTCCAAGTACAGCAGACACCCTAGTTGGTCGTGCAACAACAGACACCCTTACAAATAAGTCAATATCTGGAGCAACTAATACTCTTTCTAATATTGGTAACGCTTCCTTAACAAACTCTGCTATTACAATAAACGGATCAAGCGTTTCTCTTGGTGGTTCAATCAGTATTGGTGATATTACAGGAATAACAACGGCTGCAGGTTCAGGTCTTTCAGGCGGTGGATCAAGTGGAGACATAACCCTTTCTATTGATACAGCAGTTACAGCAGATCTTACAACTGCTCAGACATTAACTAACAAGACACTAACAAGTCCATCTGTTGGAACATCTCTTACTACAGCAAGTACATCTTTTAATCTTTTGAATACAACCGCAACAACAGTTAACTTTGCTGGAGCAGCATCTACTATTTCAATTGGTTCGGTAACAAGCACTACAACAATAAATGACAGCCTTGTTGTTACTGGAAATTTAACCGTAAATGGAACTACTACAACGATTGATACACAAACATTACAGGTAGAAGACAAAAATATTGTTCTTGGATATGGTTCTACATCAGATGTTGCTGTAGATGGCGGCGGTATAACATTAACTGGTGCAACAAATAAAACATTTAACTGGATAGACGCAACAGATGCTTGGACATCTTCTGAACACATGGATCTTGCAGCAGGCAAGTCTTATAAAATTAACAATACAGCAATATCAGCAGCCTTACCAGCCCTTACATGGGGAGAAGTTAAAAATGGTAAGTCTGGACTTGTAATTAGTTAATTACTTTCTAAAACCAAAAGTACTAAACCTTTACTTTATACTTAATGTTTTAAATTAAGCGTAAAAAAATAATATAATCATGTGATATACTTAGACTACTTTACAATATGTAAAGTTCTATTATTATTTTTAGTGAGAGGTTTACAAATTCAATGTCAGATATCTTTTCTTTTCGTTTGTTAGATGATTTTATTGCAAAATACAAGGAGGTTGAGCCTCCTTTTGGCTTTACAGACGCAGGCAATAACTCTTTAGGAGAAATCACTTTCATTCGTACCTATTCTAGAATCAAGGAAGACGGAACAAAGGAAAGATGGCATGAGGTTTGTAAGCGTGTAATTGAGGGTATGTACTCAGTTCAAAAGAACCATGCTAAGGAAAACAGACTTCCTTGGAATGACAACAAGGCTCAGAAGTCTGCACAAGAAGCCTATGAGCGTATGTTCAATCTTAAGTGGACTCCACCAGGTCGTGGCATGTGGACATTTGGTACACACATGACTATGGAAAAGAAGAACTCTGCAGCATTGCAAAACTGTGCAATGGTTTCTACTCGTGATATTGATCGTAATGATCCTGGTGCATTATTTGCATGGGTTATGGATGCATTAATGCTGGGTATTGGAGTTGGATTTGATACCGTCGGTGCTGAGAAAGAATATCCAATTTATGCACCAACAGAGCCAGCCTCTACTTATCAAATTCCAGACACCCGTGAAGGATGGGTTGAATCTGTTAGATTCTTGCTTAATTCCTTTCTACGCCCAAATCAGAGTATTCAGGAGTTTGACTACTCCTTGATCCGTCCTCTAGGTGCCCCTATTAAGGGCTTTGGAGGGGTTGCAAGCGGTCCACAGCCACTGATTGACCTCCATACACGTATTCGTAAAGTTATTGGCGGTAGAGCAGGAGAGAAGTTAGATTCTCGTGCAATTACAGATGTTGTAAATCTTATTGGTACATGTGTTGTTTCTGGAAATGTACGTCGTTCCGCTACCCTTGCTTTAGGTGCACCAGGAGATCAAGATTTCATTAATCTAAAAAATGCAGAAGTATTTCCTGAAAGAAACTCATTTGATCCAGAAAACCCAGGTTGGGCATGGATGTCTAATAATTCTATTTCTGCAAACGTAGGAATGGATTATGAAAAATATGTAGATTTAATTGTTGACAATGGAGAGCCAGGTTTTATTTGGCTTGATGTTGCCAGGAATTATGGTCGACTAAAAGATCCAGCAGACGGAAAAGACTTCCGTGTAATGGGCTTCAATCCTTGTGCGGAGCAGCCATTGGAATCATACGAACTTTGTACACTTGTAGAAGTGCACCTAAATCGCCATGAAACCAAGGAAGACTTCCTCAAGACATTGAAGTTTGCATATCTTTATGGAAAGACTGTAACACTGCTTCCAACACATTGGCAGCAGACAAACGGTATCATGCAACGCAATCGTCGTATTGGAACATCTCTAACAGGTATTGCATCTTTTGCAGATGAAAGAGGACTTCCAACAACTCGTGAGTGGATGGATGAAGGCTATGAAAAGATTCGTCACTACGACCACAAGTATTCAGAGTGGCTATGTGTACGTGAATCAATTCGTGTAACAACGGTAAAGCCATCAGGTTCTGTCTCAATTCTTTCTGGCGCAACACCTGGAGTTCACTGGGGACCAGGAGGAGAATACTTCCTACGTGCTATTCGTTTTGGTGAAACAGATCCAATGCTTTATTTATTTAAAGCAGCGGGGTACAAGATTGAAAAAGACCTTGTATCAGCAAATACTCAAGTAGTATATTTCCCAGTACATTCAGGACATCCACGTTCTGAGAAGGATGTAACATTATTTGAAAAGATTGCTCTTGCTGCAACTGCTCAAAAGTATTGGTCAGATAATGGTGTTTCTGTTACCCTTTCATTTGACAAAGAAACAGAAGCAAAGCATGTTGCTCCAGCACTTCATATGTATGAGGGCCAACTCAAGGCGGTATCATTTTTACCAATGGGAAATCATACCTATCCTCAACAACCATATACTCAGATTACAAGAGATGAGTATGAGGCACATCTTGGTCAAATTAAGAAGATTAATTGGGATGCAATTTATGATGGAGTTGACAATCTTGAGGCTATGGGCGAAAATTACTGCAGCACAGATGTATGCGAAATAAAACTGTAAAATGCTATAATAAAGGCTAAGGAGTAACATGTCCCAGCCGTCTAATTTATATGCAGAAAAGATTTATTCTGAGCACCCAACCATTCTTTGGGCTTTGGACGATGCGGCTGACTATATCACTCTTATTACAGAACAGCAAAGAAACATATCTTCTGGCTGGACTGTAACCAATGCATCTGTAACATCTGCTGCTGGAGTTACTGGAGAGCCATTTCCAGATAGTTATACAACTCTTGTTCAGGGAGATGTCCCATCTGGTGCAACAGAAACAGTTACCTTAATAAGTCCAGAATTGATTAATTTTCAAGATTTAAACACAACTCTTGGATCTTTTTCTATTGGCTCATATTTTTATTCTGATAGTGCATATTTGCAATCTGTAGAAATAGGATTTAGATATATTGACACAACCACTTCTTTGCCTGTAGAAGAATTAGACTATTTTACAACTTCCGTTTTTCAATCCTGGAGTTTTGTTTCTGGTACCTTTGATATTGTAGATGAAAATACAGACTTTCAGATAGTTATAAAGTTGACCTATGGAACTGGCGGCAGTGCTGGAGATTATGATTTTTACATTAATGGAATTACATTAGGGCAGTGGTCAGAGGAATTTAGTGCAACATCGCTTGGAGTAACTCCAATTACAGTTCCTTCAACAATTGCAGTTACCGCAACTCAAGGTATTTCTGCAGATCCCTATGGACTTGCAGGAGAGGTTGGATACTATCTGGTAAACAACAGTGCACTTCTTGCTAGAAATAGTGGAGTGCCAATGGTTTTTGGTGCAAGTAACATTACTAGAATTACACCTAACTCAAACAACGAACCGTCTCTAATTGTTCCAGGAAAAGGATTTTTAAATAAGTCGGGACAGTACAAAGAATATACTGTTGAGTTTTGGACAAGAATTAACTCAAACGCATATGTACCAAAAAGAATCTTTGGACCAATTTCTTCCACAGATGGACTTTATGTAGAGTCAGGATTTTTAACACTTGTTATAGGAACAGAGTTTGCATCTCACTTTGTTGGTGAGTGGTTTAGACCAATGCTTATTCATATTAGAATAATTAGAAATAGCGCAACGGTACTTTTAAATGGTGAAGAAGTAATAAACCTACCAATCAATACAGATACGTTAAATCTACCAGACATGGTTGATGAATTTGGAGACGATCAAGATTGGCTTGGTTTTTATGCCTATGAAGATGTAACTCCAGTGGAGATTGATTGTGTTGCTGTATACCCATATTCTGTTGCTATAAATATTGCAAAGCGTAGATGGGTTTATGGACAAGGAGTTCTTTCTCCAGAAGGAATCAATTCAGCATATGGCGGAACTGCAGCATTTATTGACTACCCATTTGCAGATTATACGTCAAACTATAATTATCCAGATTTTGCACAATGGGATCAGGGCACATTTGATAACTTAACTACCACCTCTGACTCTTTGACAACACCCCAGTATTCTTTGCCAGACATTAATCTTGGAACAAAAACATTGCAAGATTTATATGCAGATAACAAATTAATACAAGATCCACTTGACTATAAGTTTGTAACATTTAGACCAAATAATACCTGGAACTCTCAAAACTGCTATATTAATTTTCCAACATTTAATATTTTAAATGATGAAATTCATACAATATATGGTGTATTCTCATCAGAAAATCTTTTAACAGAAGAAACACTTTTTAAAATTTATAGCCCTCTTAATGGAAACTACTTTAGCATAAGAAAAGACCTAGATGAGATTCACTACTATTTATTTTTTAATGGTATTGAAGAAGAAATCTATACAACTGGAGCAATCGTTTCTGGTGAAAAATTTGCAGCAGGAGTTGATATCAAAACATTGGTTTCTTCATTTGGAGGAAACGTTGCTTCTTTCTTTGGCAATCAAAATGGTTTACAGATGTATGTTGGTGGAGAAGCAGAGGGCATATACCAGTTTACTGGAAACATTTATTCTGTTGGTTTAGCAACATCATATAATTCGGTAGAACTAATAAGTCACTTTGAAAACAATGGAACAGCAATTGTTGATAGTTATTTAGCAACTGGATCAGAAGAGTCAGCAAATGCTATAGCATTACTAGAGCATACAGCAAGTTATACATTGCTTCCACAAGAGGCCTATGGGTCTTACTTCTTAGACATAGGAGTTTCTGGATATTGGGAAGACTACATGCCATTATCTTATTTTGCAAAGTATGTTACAAACGATGTTGGAAATAAATACTATGACCTTGATTTCTTGCAATTTAATATTGGGTACCCATCTCCAACAAAACTAAAAGAGTATGAGACAACAAGTTCTTGGACCTATCAAGAATTAAAAGATGAATTTGCCCATCCAGTACAAAGAACATATTTACAACTAGACAATAATCTATTTACTGGTTGGAACGATTATGCTGATATGGCACAAAGAGCAGAAAAATACTATGAATATGATACAGAAGATGCGTCTATAAGAAGTTATATCACTTTTCAATATATAGCCACAGGTGCCAATGCACCACAAACTGACTTTTCAACAGTTCTTCCAGCAAAAGAAGATGCCATTATTGACATGGATCAGTATCCAGATTGGCTATCTACAAAGTTTGAAGTTGTTGACAACACTTTAATCTATCCTACAAAGACAGTTGACTTTAATGATCTTGCCCTTGTTTACCACCTTGACTTTAATATTCGGGGTATATTAAGAAAGCCAATTAATCTAAGAAAACTAGAACTTGCATCACAGGCATTTAACGATAACTCATTTAATCCAGTCGGTACAAGATTTGGTATTGACATGTTTCCATATACAAGGTCTGGACTATATTTTGACTATAAGGCTAAAAACCCATTTAGTATTTATAAGGGAAGCACTCCATACCTTTATTTAAATAGAACATCTGGAGTAGAAGTACGTGGAAGTTTTGATCCACTTGTAAGTCGTGGTATCTCTATTCCAATTAATCAAAATATTGCAGACAACTATCGCATTAGTGCTGCCCAGGTTTGGATGAGATACGATCAAGATGCATTCCCAATTACACCAACAGAAATATTTGAAATAAAATATAAGGCAGATACTATAAAGTTTTACATGGTAGCAGATAATCCAGAAGGAACTAGAGCAAGAATATATGCTACAAGTCTAGCAACAAACTCTACCTATAATGGTATTTCTTATTTTATGAATGGATCAATTGTTAGAGAGCCAGTATTAACAATTAAGGAATGGGGAGTACTAGGTATTGCTTTTGCCAGTGCACTAAGTTTTGACTTATTCCTGGGATCTATTAATCTAACTGGTCCACTGGTATTTAATAATATTGCCTACTACCAGGCTAATAATTTACAACAGGTTCAAAGTAGTCTGCTAAGACCATGGCTTAAGGTTAAAACTGACGGGATAACAAACTTTGACTGGGAGTTCTGGCTTAATAGTTTTAACTGGGAAGGCGTTCTTGTTATTTCTGCATCAGACCTTTATGGAGTTCTTCCTTCAGATGTTTATAAGACATATATTGGAACTAATAAGATTATTATTGATGATGAAGAGGGAATGGTGTTCGATGCAGAGAAACTTAAGGTCTATAATGACACAACATGGACCATTAGGTTGGGTACACCCGTTTAATCTGGTATACTTTAGTATATGAATCCATTAATTAGTCCAAAAACTGGTAAGCCCATTGTAGGAAATGTACGTCGTCAGGTCATTGAAAAGAAATATAACTGGGGTTTGTATGTTTACAAGAAGTCAAACGGCAAGTGGTTTACAGACGAAGATGGCAATGTCTTAAACATTGAGTCAACTCGTGGAGATATTGCACAAATTGCCAAATTAAAGGATGCTGCAAAGTATTATGGCGATGAGGGTGATGGTGAAGCAGTCTTTGTTCCTGGCTTAACAAGGGTCAGCGAAGAAGAATATTCAGAGCAACTTGATAGAATGAAGCAGGGATTAATTCCTTCACTAAACGATTTAGGTGCATGGAAAGCCGCACAGGACACACTTAATAAACACGGAAGAGATGCGTACGAATCATGAGCGAAGATTACGATTACATTCAAGCAAGTCTTAGAACTCAAGAAGAATCTGAGAATATATTTAAATCACAAGATCCATTTGGCAAAGATTGGACTGTGCTAAAAGACTATGTTGGAATTGATCAAAACTTTAAGCGCAGAACAACAAGAAATGTTTCAAAGGTAACATACGCATATAACACAGTAGAGCCATCCAATCAATACCTAAACTCTGCAAACGCAGTTCCATCTGGAGACGGTGCAGAATCAAAGCAGATTAATCCTGGAACGGTATATCGTAATGGCTATGGACTATTTGACGTAATCACTCCTCCATATAACATGTATGAGTTGGCAAGTTATTACGATACATCTTTTGCCAACCATGCTGCTATTGATGCAAAGGTAGAAAATGTTGTTGGTCTTGGTTATCATTTTGACATCACAGATAGAACAATGTTGCGTTTTCAAACAAGTGATGATCAGGCTGCAGTAGAACGTGCACGACGCAGAATTGAAAGAATGAAGTTGGAAATGCGTGAATGGATAGAGTCATTAAATGATGATGATTCATTTACAACAACCATGGAAAAAGTATATACAGATCTTCAGGCTACTGGCAACGGCTTTTTAGAAGTAGGTAGAACCGTTACTGGTGAGATTGGATATGTTGGACACATCCCTTCAACAACTATTCGTGTTAGACGACTCCGTGATGGTTTTGTGCAAATTATTGGACAAAAGGTTGTTTATTTTCGTAACTTTGGAGCCAACAACGTAAACCCAATGACTACTGATACACGTCCTAATGAGATTATTCACATTAAAGAATATTCACCATTAAACACTTATTATGGAATTCCAGACATCATTTCAGCGGTATCATCACTAATTGGTGACTCACTTGCTGCTCAATACAATATTGACTACTTCCAAAACAAGGGAGCCCCACGCTATATTATTACAGTAAAGGGTGCAAAACTATCTGCAGATGCAGAAGACAAAATGTTTAGATTCTTGCAGACTGGCCTAAAGGGTCAAAATCATAGAACTCTTTATATCCCACTTCCTGGAGATACAGACAATAATAAGGTTGAGTTTAAGATGGAGCCTGTTGAGACTGCAATTCAAGAAGCATCTTTTGAAAAATATCGCAAGCAAAATCGTGATGATATTCTGGTTGCACATCAGGTTCCTATTTCAAAACTAGGTGGATCAGATTCTGCTGCTATTGCTGCTGCTATGTCACAGGATAGAACTTTTAAAGAACAGGTTGCACGTCCAGCACAGGCACAACTTGAAAAAATCATTAATAAGATTGTTAAAGAAAAGACAGATATCCTTACTCTTAAGTTTAACGAACTAACTCTTACAGATGAAATTGCTCAATCTCAAATTATTGAGCGTTATGTAAAGACACAGGTTATTACTCCAGATGAGGCTCGTGAAATGATTGATATGCCACCAAGACCAGACGGTGACGGTGGAGAACCATTCTCAATGACACCACGACAAGCAACAGACGCTAGAGCAAATCTTGCTGGCAATCGTCAGCGGGATGCAGAAAGAACGAACAACTCTTCAGATTCCCCAGCATCACTTGAAGGAAGAAATCCACAAGGAGAGGGAAGATCGTCTCAATAGTTGAGAAAAACCTAAAAAGGTTTGATATAATAATACTGCCATGATTATAAATAAAGCACACTGGATTACTGATGGTGACAATGTTCGCTTTTCTATGCCAATTGGCAAAGTAGATCAAGAACGTAGAATCGTATCAGGTTTTGCAACTCTAGACAATGTTGACAAGCAAGATGATATTGTTACAACAGAGGCAAGTCTAGAAGCATTTAGAAAATTCCGTGGAAATCTGCGAGAAATGCACCAGCCTATGGCTGTTGGCAAGATCGTTTCATTCAAAGAAGATCGATATTTTGAGCCTCAGTCAAAGAAGTTTTATAGCGGAGTTTATGTGTCCGCTTATGTTTCAAAGGGTGCTCAAGATACCTGGGAAAAGGTGCTTGATGGTACTCTTACTGGATTTTCTATCGGTGGTAACATCACAAAGTCAGATGATAAGTTTGACGAAAATCTTGATAAATCAGTGCGTATAATTAAAGAGTATGAGTTGTTTGAGTTGTCACTAGTTGATAATCCAGCAAATCAATTTGCTAATGTAATCTCTATCGAAAAAGTCGATGGTAAGAATACAGTTAGTGGATACCTTTCAAAAACAGAAGTTAAGAATGTATTCTGGGATTCAGAAAATGATATTGTTTTAGTATCAGAAGATGATTCAGCAGATAGTCCTACTTCTGGAAGACCCATGAAAAACATTGGTTTTGTTGAAAAATCAGATTCAGAAAATACAGAAAAAATAAAGTTCTTAGTTGATAGTGCAAAAGGCATTAGAACAATTAAGATGACAGAGGAGGAAAATCCTATGACAGAAGAAACAACAATCGTTGAAGCACAAGGTGCAGAGACAGTAGAGTTGGTTGAAAATGTTGAGGTTGCTCCAGAGGCTGCAGCAGTTGCTGTAGAAGAGGCTCCAGTAGAAGTTCCTACAGAGGATACACCTGCTACAGAGCCAGCAGCAGAAGCAGCATCAGAGGCTGAAGAAGCACCTGTTGTTGAAGAAGCAAATGATTCAGTTGATGCTGTTGTTAATGCAACAGAGGAAGTTGCTAAGGCAGTTTCTTCAATCAATGAAAATCTAACTAATGCCTTGAGCAATCTTGCAGATACAGTAAAGTCTATGCAGACAACTGTAGAAGCAATTACGAAGTCCCTTGAAGCCGTTACAGGTGAAGTAAAGTCTGTATCAAATGAGGTAAAAGAAGTCAAGGGTTCTTTTAATGAGTTTGGAAAGCGAGTAGATATGGTCGAAAAAGACACCGCTTTCCGCAAGTCTGGCGATCTAGGCGAGATCGTGCAGGAGTTTTCGGAAACGAAGACTCAAAAATCCCTATGGGGCGGCCGTTTCCTCAAATCAGCCGACTTATTCCAATAAGTATAAATCACTAGGAGGTGAACAATATGTCGGAACAAGAAATCGTAAAGAACTATCCAGGTTCTCCAACCGTGAACCACAACCATCAAGGTGATGGTTCATTCGCATCAGGTGACATTGGCGGAGCAACTGCTACCAGTCCAAGCACTTCTGATGTTGGTGCACAACTAGGAAATATTGCAACAGCAAACTTTGGTGTATCCAATGGTGCTAACGCAGTAAATCCAACTGGAACACCAGGCGGTATTCTGCTCCCAGAGCAGGCTCGCCGCTTCATCGACTATGTGTGGGATGCAACAGTTCTCGCCAAGGATGGTCGTAGAGTTACAATGAGAGCAAACACCATGGAACTTGAAAAAGTTAACGTTGGTGAGCGTGTTATTCGTGCTGCTGCACAGGCAAACAATAACTACACAAACGCTGGTGCTACATTCACAAAGGTAGAACTAACAACCAAGAAGATTCGTCTTGACTGGGAAGTATCTACAGAAGCACTTGAAGACAATATTGAAGGCGGTGCACTTGAAGATCATCTAGTTCGCTTGATGACAAATGCATTTGCTAACGATATCGAAGACCTAGCCATTAATGGTGATGGTTCAACTGGTGACTTCCTTTCAATCATGGAAGGTTTCGTACACAAGGTAGAAAACGATGGCGATGCTCACGAAGCACTAGTCACTGTTACTGATGACAACTGGACAACCGAGGTAATGCAGGATATCATCCTTGCAATGCCACGTAAGTATCGTGCACTAAAGCAGAACCTAAAGTTCTACGCAGGTACAGATGCTTTCCAGGGTATCGTAAAGAACAACGGAACACTTGCTGACGCAATCGCAGAAGCATTTGCTCCACGTACTGCTGGTACAGAGCGTAACCGTCAGGCATACCTTGATGGACAAGCACAGACATTCGGTGGAGCACGTACAACTCGTGTTCTAGGCATTGATGTACAAGAAGTTCCTTACTACCCAGCAAACTATGTCGACTTGACATTCCCTGCTAACCGTGTATGGGGCTTCCAGAGAGATATCACTGTAAACCGTGAATACAAGCCAAAGAAGGATACAATTGAATACACAGTATTCGTCCGCTTTGGTCTACAGTGGGAAGAACTTGATGCGGTTGCTTATGCAGACGCAGCAGTTGATCCTACAGCATAATAGTTTGTAAAAACTAAACGATAGGGAGGGCAGAGTAAAAACTGCCCTCCTTTATCAATTAAGGAATAAAATGTCATATCCAGGAAATCCAACAGTTCCTCATCAACACGATGGTGATGGAGCAATTGCTGTTGGAGGAGTTGGCGGGGTAATCGTAATGGGTCCATCAGGAATTATTCAACAAACTAATGTTTTAGGAAATATACCAACACCCATATTTGGTGAGAATATATCAATTTCTGGAACACCTAGTGGTATTAGAAGACCACAAATATTGAGAGCAAGCAGAAGATAATTCATTTCTGATATAATAGCAGTGGAGGATATTATGGCAACAACAGTAGAAGTAGTAGAAAAATTTGCTAAAAAGACGGTACCACAATTACAGGCATATGCCAAAAAGCACAATATAGATTTATATGGAACTGAAACAAAAGAAGAAATGCTAGAGGCTATTTTGCCTTTTGTACCAAGAAAAGATCCAGTAGAAGAAGTAGCAGTAGAAAATCCAAAAGAAAAGATTGCGCTTTATTCAGAGCGTAATCTACATTGGACTGGTGTGGGTGCTCTTGAAAAAGGATATAACATTGTCACTAAGGAGGCATCCGTTAAGTGGTTAACTCATAAGGCAGTGCGTGAAGCATCGCCTAAAGAAGTAGCCAAGCACTACGGTAAAATCTAATGCAAATACTGCGCTTACCACCATACCCGCTTACAATATCTTATGATGTTCCTTTGCCAAATACTGACTATATTCTTGTTATTAATGAAAGCACAAGAAATGTAAACGATATTACAGAAACCATCGTATCTACCAGTGCATCAAAACTAGAGTATACACTGCCAGATCAATTTAATTCTTATGATGAGTCATACTATTTAGCAATATTTGAAGCGGTATACTCAACAGGTTCTGAAAATCCAGAGCCAGGAGATATCGTTGTTGAAGACAACCTAGAGATTATGCGTCCGTATGTAAATCCTACAACATTGGCAAGAACTAATGGTTCTGGCACAGCAACAGAAATTAATGAATACATTAAGTATGAAGCCTTGGCTAGAGCAATTATTGACTCCATAGTTCCAGGTGGATTTTACTACGAAAGATCTTGGTATGAAGTAAATGGTAATGGAACAGACTACCTTGCTATCTGGGACAGAGTTTATAAAATCTTAAAGGCTTACGAAAATAATGAACTTGTCTGGGATTCAACACAAGATCCTGCAGCATTATATGAGTGGAATTATTTGTTAACAAAAGATAAGACAGCAATTATTAAAGAATGGAATCAGCAAATGACTGATTCATATGTTAGAGCAGTTGGAACACCAAAGGGTGTACCGCTTGGTGAATCAGATTCCATATATTTATATGACACAGAAGATAGCCCAGTAACTTTAGCAGTTGCAGCAGGTGTTACATTTCCAATAACCTTCAACTATCTGTTCTCGCTTGAAACTGGGTACAAGGTAGTGCCTTATGATATCCAGGATGCTATTACAATGGTTATTGATGATATTAAGTGTGGAAGAATGGAATACCACAAGAGATATATCCTTGACTACTCTACCGATCAATATAAGATTAAGATTGATAAGTCTGCACTCGAAGGTACAGGAAATATCCTAGTAGACAGAATCCTAGAAAAGTATATAACAAACTTTGGTACACCTGGAGTATTGTAATGATAAGTTGCGATACAACAGATTTTATCTATCCAATGAAGGCTGATATTTACTATCCTATAATTACACAAAATAGTTATGGTCAGCCTAATAAAGAATGGGTATTTGATAGAACTATTGTTTGCAATGCTACTACAGTAGGCGGTGCTGGAGATGTTGAATTAAAACCAGACACATTTTTACAATATGATGGAAAATTAGTTTGTAGATCAAAGTCAGATATAAGAGTGTCTTCTAATGAGTCAGAAAATGCAATAACAAACATTCTTATTACAAACATTAGAAGCAAAGCCGATATCGTACTTTATAAAGAAACTGCTGGACCAAGAACTGGTCGTGGAACAATATATGAAGTTGGAACCCTTGAGCCATTTGTTGGCCCATTTGGTGAGATAGAATACTACAAAATGCTCTGGCGTAGAACCGAAAACCAGACAGTTGGTGACTAATGAGAGTTTCACTAACAACAAACAATTTTGAAAAAGATCTTTTAAATATTGCAAATTATTCTTTAGGGTTTTTAGAAGGTGCACAAAAAGGCAAAAAGGTGTTTCTTGACAATTTGGGAAGAGGCGTTATTTTTGCTTTAGGTGAGTACATAGATGTTGAAGCAAGAGCAAACAGTTCAGCACTTCACCACGTATATGAGTGGTACAGAACTGGAAGTCCAGAAGCAAGACTGTTTGATATTAACTATACTGTTAGCAATCTTGGTCTTTCTATAGGCTCAACTTTTAGACAATCAACAAGCGTTCAAGCAGATACAAATACACCTTTTTATAATAAAGCAAGAATAATGGAAGATGGAATTCCAGTTTTTATAAAACCAAAGAAAAACTCTGTAATAAGATTTTATTCAGGTGGAGAAACTGTTTTTACATCAAAGCCAATTACAGTAAGAAATCCAGGTGGAACAGAGGTAGAAGGTTCTTTTGAAAGAATCTTTGATGAATTCATGAGACGATATTTTACTCAGGCATTTCTAAGAGCAAGCGGAGTTTCAGACTATATTAGTAACCCAACTATTTATAAAAAGAATCTACCAGCAGGAGCAAAGCAAGGCAGACCAAAAGGCGTTGC